ATTATATCATCGTTTAAACCAAGAAGGAAGACCTAAATGTGGACGCTTGTCAAACATATTATCTCTAGCGCCTGGCGTTTTACGATTATTATAATGAAGAAATACTTGTACGCATTCCTTACCTTTAAATTTATTTCTCCAATGTTCTAGCTCACAGCCAGAATAAACCAACATATCTCCTGGTTTTAAATCTACTTTAATGCCTTTTTGACCTTCTTTACCAGATGGTTCTAAATAGATTGGCCAAGGATCACCACCAAGATTCATAGTAGTAGATATCTCACAACTAAATCTATCCTTGTGTCTTTTAAGAACATCACCTTTTTTATATATTCTTGCATAAGTATATGCAGGATATAATTTTAATCCTGTTGCTTCTTCCATTTTAGGAAGACATTTTAATAATAAAGTTTCCATAGCCATATTAGAATACTGACTATATGTATTTGGAATTTGTTCATTCTCACCTTCGTAATAACCAATAATAGTTTCAAATGGTGAAAAGTATCTACGCTCTTTACAAGTATCATAAACTTGCTTTTGCATACAAAAATAATTTGCAACAAAAGCTGCTAGGTCTTTTGATATAGCTTGTTTGATTACTGTATATTTTTTCTTTTTAAACATCTTTTGCCATCTCTTTCGGTACGGCTTGTATGTTCCAATGTATAAATCTAAATGGTTCAATCCCAAAATCTACTGCATATTCGTGTTCCAAGAACCCTGGAAATATAATTAATGTTCCTGGTGTAGGTTTAAAGTGAATTAATTCTGATCCACCCCATACACCTTTTTGATCTGGTTTCATTTTTAATTTAGTAGCTCTAGCTCCAGTACGTGGTTCGTGAAATATTGGATATGATGTTTTATCACTGCATTTTAAAAAATAAAAACCGGATACGTGTTGATTCCAATGTATGTGTGCAGAGTGATGACCACCACCTTTTTTAGCAAATTCTTGTACCCATAATTCAGAAAACATAGTTGTGTATTGTGACATATCAAAACCTTGGTGATCTAAATACTCCCAAGACTTTTGACCAATGTAATTTCTAAAATCTAAAAAATCATTATCCATTGTAAGTGGTGTTGAATGATGTGATAATCCAAAGTCACCATATTTTTTAATATGTTCTTTATTTCTATTTCTAGCTTCTTTAACATATTTGTTAGATGCTTTGTTTAATGACTTTACAAACTCTGGTTTTTGTTCTGACCAAATAGCTGTGTTAAAATAGTTACTTATATACATTATTTAAAAGGCCTCCCTAAATGCCATACTACAAGACTATATCTTGTACCTGATGTTACTGGTTTAACTCTATGCCATACAAAAGAAGGAAATACAATAATAGAACCTTTTGGTAAAATTTCTTTTGCTCTTCTTAAATGTTTAGCTTCGTCTCTCATATGTGGATCGTAGTTTCTAAAATCAAATTCTAATTCACCACCTGTGTATTCTGAACCATCTGTTAACTGACAAGTCATAGATAGTTTTCGAATTTTGCCGTGCTCTGGATGATTAGGGTCTTTTCTATCATAAACTTTATCCCAACTATCACAGTGCCAATCATAATATTGGTTATGTTTATATTTTGTAAACTGACACGATTCTGATCTATCCCATTCAAAGTTCCAACCAGCTGCTTTATTTGCTTCGTGAACGTATGGATGTAATTCTTTGTATATCCAAGTATCATTTAACCAAACTAAATCAGAGTTTCTTTTTCTTTTTAAATCTTTAACTTCTTCTTTAGACAATTTTCTATCTCCATAACCACCTGTTCTAGCCATTGTTTCTTCTTGTTGATTAGCATAAGCTATTACATCATCACAAAACCTTGGTGTAAGAACACCACTAAAATACCAATAGTAATTAGATATATTCATAAGTTATGGTTTGAACAAAATTCAAACTATCTTTCTGATCATTTGATACAATATACATATTAGTAGATGGAAACATAACAAACATATTTTTTTTAAGTTTTATATCCCAACTTCTTCCCTTACGTCTATTATCATCAAAATGTATTCTTACCCAACACTTATCAACTTTAACTCCGTAAAGCATTGTAAAGTCAGGTGAGTTTCGAAGATCTACTGGATCAACATTTAATAAAGGTTTAGATATTTGACCAGGTTTATAAATGTCACCCCAAGAATTTTTATTGACTAAACTAATACCATAATCAAGACCGATAAAGTCTCGCATATATGTATTCAACATATCCCAAGTTCTTGAAAATGGAAATTGTTTATTAGTAAATGAGGATTGTAAAATATCGTTAGTAAGTTTTTCTTGGTCTATCTCAAAACCTTTCGGCATATCGATATCACCATAGAATAGACTTTGTTCTGTTAATACTTTCTTCTGCATACCACCACCATTTTTAATTTATGCTAAAGCGTCTGTCAAGTCCCAAGTTGTATTTGCTTCATTCCAAACGTAATGCCAGCTATGAGTAGCTGCTTCGTTTTGTGAAGTTTGTTCTTCTGTCAATGCTGGAGCATCACCGATTGGTGATTTCCAAGAAGCTGATTCATTATGTTTTACCCAAGATGCATAAGGTTTTTTAGGCCAGAAGATTTGATCATCTTCATCCCAAGTATAACCTATACCTGCGTAATTTCCTCTAAAAGGTGTTCCGCCATCTCTATGTTGATTACCTGATGTATTGTAAGAAGTTTGAATCCACATTTGTGCAGGCCAATTATTGTGTGTTTCTAAATATTGTTGACCTACTGATTCATCCTCTACACCATCAGCGTTAAGCATATCAGAATTATTCAAAGTTAATACTTGAATAACTTTTCCGTTAGCTCCTAGTTTTGCAAAATGTGCCATAATGTTTCTCCTTATATATTAATTTTAATTATCATTCAACTACTGAAATTTGTATCTAATAACAACAATTCCTGAACCTCCAGTAGAATTTTGACCTCCAGCACCACCGCCTGTATTAGCTACACCGCTGCATCCAGCACCACCAGGTTTACCGTCTCCACCACCACCAACACCACCTGCATTAGTTCCTGGATTTTGTTGAGACCCTCCACCACCACCTGCAAAATATCTTCCCGGACTAGGTCCACTTTCTCCATAACTAGGAGCCGTTGGCGTTGAACCAAATATTGAAGTTGGTGCACCCGCACCTCCTGCAGTTCCACCTGGAGTTCCTATACTCGTATTTGAAGCAGCTGAACCTGCACCACCACCACCACCAGAACCATTATCAGTTGTTGTAAAAGTGCCGTGACCTGTTCCTCCAGGATTTCCTTGGGGAGGACTAACAGGTGGAGTATTTCCCACACCCGCTGCTTGAGGATCTGTAGCAACTGGACTGCCTGGACTTGGAGCTGGAAAATCAAAACCTGGTCCACCTGCACCTGATCCACCTGGAGCATTTGGACCTGCAACACTTGGAGGTTGTGAGGAATTACTTGATCCTCCACCACCTGTTGATGTAATTGAAGAAAAAATTGAATTACCGCCTCTAGAAGAATTAGCTGGACCTCCTGAACCACCTGATCCAACTGTTATTGGATATCCAGTGACTTCAATTGGTATTGTACCACAAGTAGAAACACAATTTCTAAATCCACCTGCACCACCACCTCCATAAGTAGCCCCACCGCCACCGGCTACAACTAAATAATCTACGTTTCCTGGTCCCGAACCAGATCCAACATTACTAACACAAAATGTTCCTGGTCCTGTAAAAATATGTATTTTGTAATCCCCATCTTCTACAATAGCATTACCTCCTGTAGCTTCGGTAAATGGATTTGTAAATGCTTGACTTGAATTTCCAGCGTTTACAGCAATCCATCCTTTAGTAGCATCTACATAAACAAAAGTAATAGCAGATCCTTGTTTATTACATTTAAAATTTTTTGCCTCACCTTCAATGTTTGATCCATTTCTTAAAAGAGTAACAGCATTAGTATTCCAATTATTTGCATAATCTGCAACGGCTACAACTGCACCTGCACTAGGACTTGATGGTAAAGTTATATCAAACGCTGAACTTGATGTGTCTGTAAAATATCCAACACCAGAAACTGCTGGTCCAGGATCTGCTGTAATTTTTGTTGTGTTCCAAGACACTTCACCTGTAGAACCAAAACCTGCCGCCGTACCGTTGTTAGTGATTGTTGCACCAGCAGGAATGGTAATAGTGTCACCACTATCTCCTAATTGGACTGTACCACAATTTGTTCTTGGACTTATTTTATTTACTTTTACTTCACTCATAATTTACCTATTGAAATTTGTACCTTATTATTACCACACCACTGCTTCCAGATCCACCATCTCCACCGAAAGATCCACCTCCGCCACCACCCATACCTTGATTTGTACCAGATGCAGGTGTACCATTTTTAGCAGGTTGATGTTGATAATCATTATCCCAAGCACCACCATTTCCAGCACCAGGGTTTCCTCCTACACCACCAGGATAAGTTCCTGGAGAACCACCTCCACCATAAGAACCTCCGCCTCCGCCAGCTGCATAAGCTGTTGGAGTTCCAGAAAGTGTTGAAGCGACTCCACTTGCACCATTTCCACCTTGTCCACCACCTGTTGGATGTTGACTACCAGCTGTTCCTACAGCACCTGCACCACCTCCACCACCGCCGCCATATCCTGAAGTTGGAGTTGTTGCTGATCCACCACCACCATTATTACCTTGAGGTGGACTTACTGGAGGAGTATTTCCTGCTCCAAAACAAGCAGGAAGAGTTCCTCTTCCTCCACCGCCAGAGCCTCCATCTAGTCCTGTTGAAGTTGGACTTCCTGCTCCACCAGCTCCACCGCCAGCAGATGTAATTGTTGAAAATATTGAATTTGAACCGCTAGTTACTCCACCAGGACCACCAGCAGTTCCTCCACCTCCAACGGTGATAGGATAACCTTGTGCTGTAACTGGTAATGATGTTGTTGAAACTAAAGGACTAGAGCCCCAAGAAGGAGAGTAAGAAGGATTTTTAGATTCTCTAAAACCTCCACCACCGCCACCACCAGCAACTTCTTGTCCACCTCCGCCACCACCAGCTAATACAAGATAATCCACATAATTTGTACCTAATGCGTTTCCTCCACAAGTCACTGTAAAAGTTCCTGGTCCAGTAAATTTATGAATTTTAAAATCTCCACAAGTAGTAATTGTTCCACCTGTAGCTGCTACAAAAGCAGGATCAATAGTGGCACTATCATTTGTATTTACTGGAACCCAACCTTGAGTTCCATCAACATAAATATATGTTCTAGCTTCTCTGTTAACAGTTAAAGTAGCGTTTTCTGCTATGCCTTCTATATTAGAACCATTTCTTGCAATTGTAATTGCGTTAGTTGCAGCTGTTCCTGCATAATCTGCTACACTTACAATGTCACCAGCACTTGGACTAGCTGGTAAAGTGACAGTTATAGCTCCAGATGTAGTATTAACAAAATAACCATTGCCACTTACAGCAGTGAATGCTGCTGTTTTAGCTGTAGTGTCCCAATCAACAGTTCCAGTTCTACCGAATCCTGTTTGACTTGCT